AACTCTGTACCATGATTAGATCTTAATTAAATACTCCATTACGATGAAGGGTTGACATGCAGAATCAATTGATATAGATTTATTTACTCCAATATCAAATGTTGTTTCTAAATTCTCTGGATCAATTGAAATTGCATTAGTCTTGACTTTATAGTCATGATCTCCTTTTTCTAGTCTAACCCTATGACTATGTAGGGTAGGAATAACACCTGCACTAATTGGAATATCAGCAGTATCTACCTCATCATTGTCTACATCAACAGTAGCGGTAGTGCTAACAGCAGATTCATTAGATTGTAGAGGAACAACGTCTGTTAGTTGTGCATTATTCCAATCTACTGGCATACCAGTAACACCTGTAACATATGTTGCAGGAACACTTACAGCACTATCAAGAGAATCAAAACCACTAATAGTAGTCCAAGAACCATTACTAGTACATCCAAGAATAGGAAATCCTGCTGTATTCCTATATTTTGTAACATTGACACGATCAGGAGATCCAACTAATGTTCCTCCATGAACCATATATGCTGAGTTATTAAGACAACCAAATTCAAATCCTTCACTAGATCCAACCTTATACTTACCACTATTTTCATTAGCAATACAACCACCAGCATAACCAGTTTGAAATCCCCAACCACTACCATAAAGAGGATTGCCTGATGGTGGTGGGTTGTTTGGATCCCAGTTATCTAAAGCATTACATGGTTGTGCTCCACTTCCAGGTGGGTTAAGACTCTGACCAGTTGCTCCAACTTGTGCTGGACCTGAGATAGCAGCATTATTATCATATAATGTATTATCTAACCAATCTTGTAAAGCAATTGTTGATCCATTCTTTAATCCAGTTTTTCCTCTTGGACTAGGATGATCATTATCTGTTTCTAATTGTGTTGGTTGTGCTCTTAATCTAGATCTGTTAGTACCACTAAAGTGTACGTGTGGATGTATGGCATTCTCTTCTGGACCTTCTGATTCAGTATAATGAGTTGCTCCTGCATAATTCCATCCAGGTTTTCCTCTAAGCTCAACCTCTTGACTAGGAACATTAATACTTCCTGTATATGATACTCTAACACTACTAGTGCCAATCGCTGCTTCAGAATCTATACCTATTCCCGATCTACTCTTCTCTGTATTAGTTGTATCATCAACCTTTCTTATATTATTATAAACACCAGCGTTAGCACCTGTTGTAGGTTCAGGATACTTGGAACCTAAATCAGGAACCTTAAATTGATTATCGTTAACAGTATCAACGTCAGTACCATCTAGATTTTTTCTAATAAATTTATTATTAGTTCCTGTACCTAATATAGCAGCAAGTTGAGGATAATCTGCTGCAAAATATACTGATCCATCACACTTCAAATAACCTGCTGGTAATACTTTTTTAGTTGATGCATCGTCTGGTGTTCCATTATAAGTTACTGGCCAATTGATAACCTGACCCGTCAAATGTCCATATTTTGCTCTTTCCTTGTTGTAAATTACTGCCATTAGTATGCCTTTATAATGAATGTCATTGTTAACGAAGGTTGAGTAGTATCTACTGCTATATTTAATGCATTTTCAATACTCTCTGCTTGTAAAGAAGATCCATCAGCATTAGATGCTGTATGTGATGGTGGTCCTACCATAGTACCAAGAGTCTGAGCAATTTCAAACCCACCATGATTATGTGATCTAAACTGTTGCTCTAATGGATTCTTATTTTCAGCACCTTGATTCATTGAAGTAGGCCAAGTACCATCTCTAAAAGAAAGTGAAGCAGTTGCTGTTCCCCATCCAGCTGGAGTATCAGTTTGACCACCACCCATGTTCTGATTCAATAGTATTTTATAATTACCACCTGTTGCTGTATTATTAGCATCCTTTACCCATTCAATAGACTGAATATATGTTCCTTCAGGTATCCACTTATACTTATCACTTGTAGTAGTTGTAGTAACATACATTAAAGGACGTATTAAATCCCATTGCTTCCATACATCACTACCAGTACCATACTGTTGACTAATATCAGTACCATCAGGTAATATAATTTCATTTGAATTTTCGGTTATGGTACAACCACCAACTACCTTTGCTGTTCTCATTTCAGGAGAATCTTTTAATCCATCTGCCCTTGTTGGAGTAGTACCACCCAAAGGTGTATAACCATAAAAATTTGGTCTATTCCTATTGCTCATTGGTCTAGGAAACATTCCTTTCATAGCAGGTTGTGCATGAGTATCTACTGGAACTGTATCAACAATCTGAGCAGTAGCTTCTATAGATGGAATTGTCTGCGTATATGCTTGTGTTTTAGGTCCAGCACCTCTAGTAGCACCTCGCCAGTTACTAGCACCAGCAGGAACTGTGTCCCAATAATTCTTACCAGCATTCACACCATCAGTGGTAAATTCCATAAAGGATCCAGTAAAAGGAAGTGTATGTTCATATTCACTATTACCATGATATGACATAGAAACAGAACCATCTCTCCAACTATGTGGATTAGCTTGCTTAAATTTACATTGATATGGTGTAATTGATGCAGGACAACCATTACTAAATCCTGTGGTTCCATCCATTTCAATACCAGCATCAGTCTGGAATACCATTGCTCCTTTTTGATCATCTTGAACAGATGGAACCTGATCAACATGACCGTGTGATGGTGTATGGTTAACACCCAATTTACGATTGAGTGTGTAAATTGTCTCCAAGAAATCAGGAGCAGTCAGAGTCATATTAGTAAACTTAAGATATAAATTACCACTAAGATTTAAACTAAAATCTATATCAGCATTAGCAGACCATGATGTCTTTATAACACTAGCAGCAGTTTCTCCATATGAATCAATTAATGCACCAATTTTCTTTCCTGTATTATCAATAACAACATCTTTCCAACCAGTTTGATTTTGATCATACTTAGCATCATCCATATGGGTTGGTTCTAAATCAACCATTAATCTATTTGATAAATTAGGCAATCTAAATGTTGCAGTGTTTGAACCATCAACAGTATCTACATATGGAAATGTATAATGACCACCACCAGAAGCAGTCATATCACCACCATAAGTATCACCCAATATAGATGCTAATAATGGATAATCAGAAGCAGTATGTGTTGTGCCATTACATACTATCCATCCTTTAGGAATATTAGAAGCAAGAAATCCATTGCCTCCATCACCACCCCAAGGTAGGATTGTACCCACCTTGGCAGTTTTCATACTTTTAACAGAACTGTAATATGTTGCCATTTATAACTCCATTAGCCACCACCCTCTTAACGAAGGTGGTATTGTTTGTGCGTTTGCAGAACCTTCAATGTCAACCGCACCAGCAAATACTAGTCCGAATGAAGCATTTCGTGTCTGAATAATTAATTCTCCAGAATCCCATGCAGTTGTATTAGTCACATTGGATCCTGCACCAACCTTAGTACCAACTGTATCACCCTGAATCGCAGTAGAAACATTAGAGATTTTAAGTGCTCTAAGGATTAAACTTGTATTATATGTCAGATTACCACTAAGTTCGGTAAGTCTAATCATATCACCAGTCTGTGCATCATCAGGTAAGTAAAGAACCATGTTAGCACCAGAAGATGTATTGATAAGATAATTATTATTACACTCTAGTGGGTTAGCTTGTTGCTGTCCAATACCTGTTGTAGGATCATATGCAACATATGTATGTCTTCTACCACCATTTCCTGTCCAATATTTCTCAATACCGAATGAATCAATGGCGTTGTTTTGATAGATCTTGAAGTCTTTTGGTTTTGTTGCTCCAGAAGCACCAAGGTTATCAATATGGAAGACATGTTCAGAAGCAATTTCAGCAGCGGAAATTTTTCCTTTCTGATAGAATTTCTGACCGATTTGAGTATCACCAGTCAGTGCAGTAACCTTAAAGGTTGTTGTACCGACACAATCACCAAATGCCTGACAATCTTTAGACTTAACTTCAAGATTACCGTGGACAGTTCCAGGTCCATAAAGTTGCATACCAGTAGTTTTGAAGACGGTATCTTCAACCGAACCATCACCGAGGTGACCATCATCGTTTGCAACTGAGAATACAGGAGTAACTCCATCAGAACCATAGATTCTAAGATTACCACTAGTAATCTCTACATCACCATGATTAGTAATCTTACCACCACCATATAGATCTATTAATGCTGTACCAGTAGTATTTGGATTTCTGATACTCTTAGGCATCTTAACAGCATATTCAATATCAAGTCCACCAGTACCACTGTAACTACCACCACCATGAACACTGTCAGGTATAAACCACTCTTCTCCAATTCTTACATACTGTACATAATCAAGTTTTGGTTGAATTAGATCAGCATTCTTAAGTCCAATCTCAAGTCTTTGATCAAATGTATTAGGTGATCTTGCTATAATAGCAGATGCTCTTGCTGCACGTGTAGCAGGAATATCATGCAATAATGTAGTAGTCATTGCATACTTATTAAGTTTAACAACCTCACTACCAACTGTCCATGATTGTGCTACTGTACTTTCTATCTTATTAGAAGCAGATCCACGACCACCGTTAGGATAACTAGTATTTGTAGCGAAATTCAATACCTGATCAGTACCAGATAGAGTTGAAGTAGAAGTAATCTGTGCTATCTCAATTGCAGATGTTCCACTGTAGATAGCAATAAGATCTCCAACAACAAACTTAAGATAATTTGATGCAACCTTCATGCTGCTATCAGATATACCTACAACAGACGAAATTGTTGTCTTAGGTCCATCTGACTGAACAGACTGTGGATCGTGCTTGTATGTGTAAACAACATCACTGTCCTTAGCATATGCAGCAGGAGAACTACCAAATGCCTCAGAAACCATGAACACAGTACCGTGTTGGTTACCAATCTGTGTGTCACCTGTACAAGTGTCAACCTCAAACGTCTTAATACCACTACCATTTGTTATAGTCAACTTCTTGTTAGTAGTTGCGTTAACATATGGTGTTGTGCATGTACCATTTAAAGTAAGACTACCAGTATAATACTGATCACCATTGATAGTTACATCACCTGTTACAGAGTTAACTTCAAAGACTGTTATTGGGTTGCTTGTATCACAACCATTCTTAACTGATAGCTTCTTAGCAACCTGTGAGAGTGTCTCCTTAAGTTCAAATATCTCACCATCGTCACCAGTTGTAGTACGTGTGATGATTACATAATCACCTGGAGCAGTAGTGCTTACATAAGCAGCATCTCCACCAGTAGTACGGTTTGAACGTCCAACTAAACTACCACCAAACTGAGCAAGATATACATTATCTTCTGTGCCAGCACCGTCAATAACAGCAGTTATCCAAGTAGCATTGTATTGTACAGTACACTTGTAGATAGCAGTTTCGTCAGGATGATCTGTCCTTACCCCAGAAAGAGTTCCAAATGGCATTCTCTCTACTTCAATGTAGTATGGTGTAGAGTTAATCTGTGGTAAACGTGTTACCTTAACAAACTCAGCATGTCTACTAGATTGCTCAACAGTATCAATAAGTAGAATATCATTCTCGTTATAGTACTGAGCACCATTAACATCATAAGGTGTCTTCTTAAGTGGTAAGTAGTACTTGTTACCAGTCAATACTGGGAATGTAGCAGCACTTTGTCCAGCAGGTGTTGCTTGGAATGCAGTGCTACCCCAACCACCAGTACCAGCAGTATCAATTTCGTTATACTCACCTGTTGATGTGCTAGATGCAGCAGCTGCAACAGTAATTAAATCAACATTACTATTGTATTGATTACCACCAAGAACACCACTTGCATGAGTCTGTATACCAGATCCTGCTTGTGCTCTATATCCAACGAAGGAGTAAGAAGCATATCCACCACATAGAGTTACATCAGCATCAAATCTTGATGTGGCATTAACTCTAAGGTTATTTCTAATTGTTGAAGTACCACCCTGACCAGCAATGGTTAGAGTAGAAGCATTGGTAGCAAAGTCAACATTACTTGTTGCACTGTTACCAGATAAGAACTCAACAAATCCAGATGGAGATTCAAACTTAGTAGTATCTGTTAGTCCTCTTCTAGTACCAATGATCGTATCACCAGCAATCTTAAGTGCCTTAGTATCAATCTGTACAAAGGAATCAGACTCATTACTTGCAAATGCACCACCAACAGTTACCTTAGACTTGTTAGCATTAGAACCGTCAATAGTATCACCTATAGTGATTTCACTATCAGTACTGGTATTACCAATCTTGATATTCTGAGAGGATGTAGTTACATTACCAAGTTCAATGTTTCTTACAGAACCACCAATCTTAAGACCTTGAGTTGGTCTTGTTCCAGATGTTAGACCGAAGAATGTGTTATCATTGAACAGTGTTGCTGTACCATCAGTAATAGTAGTTGTAATATCAGCGTTATTAGCACTACCAGCACCACCACCATTAACTGCTATATCATTTTGGAATGTAGCAGTATCAGTGAACTCAGATATTCCAGTGACAGTTAAGGCACTGTTCATATTTGCTAGAGTTGTATTAATACCAACCCTACCATTGTTTGTAGTAGAAACTCTGAATGTTGCAGCAGTTTCAGGAGACGCACTATCACCACCAACCATGAATGCATGGTCTTGAGCAGTTAAAGTTCTTGTTGCTAATGTTGTATGAGCAGCAAAGTTCTCAATAGTCTTACCACTGATCCATGCAGTACCAACAACATCTAAGTTAGCAAGAGGATCAGTTGCAGCAGATACAAATGCATTTGCATAATCAACATGAGCAGCACGAGAAACGGTGTTAACACCCAACTTGTACTCACCAATCTTCTGAGTATCTGTTCTAATTGTCTGCGAACCAATTACACCCAATTCCTTCCAAGAAGCATTAGATAATTTTGCTACAGCATTTGGTGTATTAGTATTATTAAATATTAACTCACCAGCAGAAATAGCATCATTAGCAGCGATACTAAATGTGCATGTATTACCACCACCAGTAAATCCAGTGTTAATTAACCATGTTCCATTAAGTTTATTCTCACTGAACCCTGTTAACTTAAATTCTTGTCCAGCAACTAGACCACCAGTTATGACATTATTATTAGTGACACCTGACTTCCACTGAATCGTAATAGTTCTAGTAGAATTGTAAATGAACTTCTCAATCTGACCTGTGATTGTTGCGAAAGAGTTAGAGAATATCCAACCAATTGATCCACTATTTCCTACGGATTCACCCTTAAGAAGAATATCTCCAGTCTTAGGTGCTCCAGCAGAACCATAAGCAACAACTTGTTCAGCATTGTAAGTACTATCCTGATCAGGAGTAACATTAGATGCTACATTAGATGCTCCAGAAACATGTGTCTGGATCTTATATCCTTGTCCACCACCATCAGAACCACGTTGGTTAAACTGGAATACAGCAGCAGTTACTCTGTTACCAGCAATTAATATATTACCAAGTGTCTCACGATTCTTCTGCATTGCAGTAGTATCAAGAGTAGAATCATCCTTCGTAGAAGAAACATTAGAAGTTACCTTCAATGAACTTAATACACCAACATTAGGAAGACCTAAAGTAAGATCTCTAACATCAGGTAATACATTGATAGTTACAGGTGAATTAAATGTGCTTGTCTTATCACCACTCTGACCACCATTAACTGTAATATACTCGTTAAATGTAACAGGAGTATCAAAGGTAGTAACTAGATTTCCTACTGCATCATCTTCATCATCAGATGACGTTAGTGATGCAGACTCTAGGAATATTTCCTCACCAGTGATAGCATCAATCTTACGGTTACCAATGTATAGGTCACCATTAGAGTTAAGACCAGTGTAGAATACTAAACCACCATCTTGCTTCTTAGACTGTGCATAGAAGTCTTGAGTTGTACTCAATAGAACTTCTTGACGTGCTGGTAAACCAGTAGAGTAGTTACCTGGACCAAAACCGAGGTATTCAAATGTGTGGTTACCTGCTCTTGCTATAGACGGTCTTCGTAACTCAACGTACATACGTTGATCTACAACAACTGTGCTGTCACCTGCAATTGGTATCTTACGATCTTCTGATCCAGCAGAGGCGTTACCAGTTTGTGCCTCAACTTTATTACTACCTGTGTAGTTATTATTCTTAAGTGCTTCAGTAGAAAGGAAGTCAGTGACAGTTTCTTTAGTTAATGAACCTTTGAAATCGTTAACTGTTACTAAACCATGAACATAGTTATCAGCAGCAGAGTATGTTGCAGCAGGATCTTTAGCATTAGGATCAATCTGCTTAAACCATACAGGATCATTCTTATAATCTAATGGATATAACTTACTGATTGGTTGAGAGAACTTAAAGTTTCTAAAGTTACCTAAGTTACCTGCACCTTGTGGGAATGGAGATACATTACCACGAACAGCAGTTATATAGAAAATACCATCTTGCTGATCAAAAATACGTCTCTGAATTTCCTTAACATCAAAGATATAGAAGTTATCGTCAATTTCACCAACATCTTCTACAGATTCAACATAGAACTGAACATTAGCAGCGTCAGTAATAATATCACCAGGTGTAACAGTATAAACCTTAGCACCATTTTGTCTGTAATAATATTCTGGTTTTCCTTCCTTAATAAGATCTTTAAGTACAAGAGACTTACAACCATCAGGATAATCTAAAAGATCTGCAAACACAGAACCCTGAGTAAATCTAATATTATCAGTAGAAGAATACTTAACATCACCAGTAACTCCCTTAAGAATTAAGTGCCAAGTAGAAGTACCAGGAACATTCAATGCAGCATGAAGATAACCAGAACCAGATGAATTACCAGCCCATGTCACAGCATTAGCAGTAGTAGATGCTGTCTTATTAACAGTAAAACTACCACCTTGAGGTGCAGTTATTTTAACTGTTGTGAATATTTCATTCTTAAGACCAATATTTGTAATACCATGATCAAATACAGTAAGTTCTAAGTACTCATTACTGTTTTCTGTGTAATATCTACCAGATTGAACAGACATTGAAACATAGTTTGATGTCTCAATTTTTCTAGTATAATCCTTAGACCCCTTAGTATCCTTCTTAAATGGATCATAGAATATATTCTCACCAGAAGCATTAGTCTTAAGAATACTATTTGAAGTAAACTCAGCATCAGTGTATCCAATGATTTCATTAGCATTACCACTATCAGTTGTGTTATAAAACTTCGCTTTAGTTACATTGCCTGTTACTGGTTTTAACTTAAGTCTTTGTGGAAGAAGTTTTCTAGTCTCATCCTTACGTACTTTAATACTGAAACCATTTAGAGGATCACGAACAGATTTAAGATACTTAGGTATAACATATCTCATACGATAGATACGATCTTCTGCACCCCTATCAGAATCATCAATCCTTTCATACCAAGAATCATTTGTCTTATTATTACCAGATGCATCACCATAAGTAGAATCATGGAATCTTGATAAAATACTCTGAGCATCATAATCTGATGTGCTAGGAGTAGATTCATTCTTAACATTCAAGTACCACTTACCCTTATCAGTAGTTCCAACATTTCCATCATATGTTGGATCATACTTCATTGGTGATTCACGCTTGCAAGCAAATGCAGAGAAGTTGTATGTTCCACTGTTTAGAGGAACAAATATAATAGGATTAGTTCCTGCTATTGCATCAGCATGTGTCTTGTGTATAGTAATTACTTTAGCAGTATTATACTTAGCATAGAAGAACTTATCTCCTCTAAGTCTGCTATTACTATCAGCAACATCAGCATCATTAGCAGATGATCCACCTACAACTGGTAAGTTACCACCTTCATTCTTTCTAAAGAATACTTTATGTGCTGCAACAGAAGCATTAGGAACATCAAATATATGTGGAACATCAGTGATGATACCACCACTAACACTACTTGAAAGTACAGAATTATATTCATGTAAATCGTACTTATCATCAAGAACAAACTGATAGATATCAATTTCAACATCAGGATGAATTGCTTCTACCTCGGCAGAATGAATGTATATACCAGCAGCAGCATTATCCTTGCTATTTGCAAGCATCAACTTAGTTTGATCACTTCCATTGAAGGCTGTTGTGCCAGAATAATTTTCAGGTTTTGTGATTCTACCTGGAGCAATTACGTAATACTCTTTGTTAGTATCAAATCCATTAGGTAGTCTTACATTACGCTTATCAACAGTAACATATTGGTTAGTTGTTGTATTGTAACGAGGACGTGGAACCAATCTTACTGGTGTTCCAGTCTCTAACTGGTGAGGATTAGAACCTGATGTTGGTCCTGGTGTCCAATCTTTCAATCCCCAGATAGTTGATCTAGCAGAAAGGTTAGAAGAAGCACTAGAAGGTTGAGTTCTAGTAACAGTTCCTACACCTGTCTGAATAATTGTTGTGATGTTAGCAAAGTACTGACGTACAGTATTTGAAACAGTATTACACTGAGGATATCCTGTATCCTGAGTAATAGTATCATCAACATCAGGAGTATAAGCAGATGTATAACGTCCAGCAGGTAATGTAAGGTATATGTAAGAATTGGTTGTGTTAGCAGTAGAATTAACAGCATTACCTGTTGATAATCCTTCTGGAGAAACAGTTCTATCAATAGAATTTAAATTACCCTGTGTATCAATTGTATCTGTAACTAACTTGAATAAAGATGTAATTGCAGAAGCAACATTCTGACAAGGACCATTAGAAATATTTCTAACTACACTGCTTAGTGAAGTCGGTGTAGTTATAGTATCAGTAACAATCTTGAATAAAGTATCAATAGTAGATTTAACATTATCACATCTAGCACTACCTGTATGTCCTGTTCTAGTTACAGCAGCAAGACTTTCTGGTGTTGAAATAGCATTCTGTACAATATTAGATAAAGTAGTAATTGAAGACTCTACAGCATTACATTTGTAAACTGACTGAGTACGTGTAACACCATTAAGTGTTGAATTATTACTAATAGCATTAGTTAGAATAGTTGATAATGTAGTAATATTAGTAATTTCAGTTGCTAATTGTGTATCAGTCCAATCAGATGTACTAGCACCAGAATAAAGAACTTGACTTAACGCAGTATGTCCACCGATAGTAACTGCATCACTCTTAATTATTTGAAGAGCAATGTCTTTTAAATGATTAATAGCTTCTACTGTTTCAGTAATAGCACCACCTTGTACAGCACCACCAACATATAAATTAGCAGTATCCCACACACGATCATTACCACCATGCTTGACGTTGAATGCAATTACATCAACGATGTCTAACAAGTCATCGTTACAATCAGCAATACTATATCCAACAGGAGGAGTGTAACCAGCATTGTTAGCTAACATTCTACCCTGTGCTATGTCAGCAATAAACTGTCTATTAAGTGTTAATAGAGTTGCAGAATCACCTGCTTCATTACTTGCAATACTTAAATTATCACCTGTAATTGTATTATCAAATGTTTGTGTCAATCCATGTTTACCAACAACAAGAACCTTTTCATTTCTCATTGATTGAATTGCTATTTGAGTAGCATCTTGGAATGCTTCTAATGTTTGAGTCTCTTCACCAGCAACATGAGCACCCTTAACATATAGGTTTGCCATATCCCAGACTCTATCATTACCACCAAACCCTACATTAAATGCAACTTCAACAACAAAGTCTTTGATGTCATCAATACAATCTTGCTTGTTACCAGTTGGAGGTAAGAAACCAGGATGATTAAGAATCATTCTCTCATATGCTTCTGCTGCAATAAATGCAGCATTAGAATTTAGAAGATTGTATGCGTCACCAGCACCATTGTTTACAGCAATTTGAGTGTCAAGTGTAATTGTAGTGTCATAAATTTGATGTAATCCATGAGAACCAACAGCAAGAATTTTTTGATTCTTAATAACCTGAGCTGCCATGTCTTTGGCATGTTCAAATACCACATTAGTCTCAGTTTCTTCACCAGCGACGTGAGCTCCAGTCTTGTATGAGTATGCAGCATCCCATGTCTTATCATTACCACCGTATGCTACGTTATCTGCAATCGCTTCTAATAGATCTCTAACATCATCAACACAATCAGAGTTATGATATGTTCTATTACCTGCAACAGAGAATATCTTATGGACTGAATCAGTCTTAGCAGATATAAATGTGTGTGCATAATTTCCACCACCTATTACAGCATTAGAGGTAGCACTAACAAATTGATGGTCATACTGATTGCCAGCAGCAGAAGCACCTACATTAACTGTAATAGTTCCAGATTGCTTCTGAAC